AGATCAGTTTGAGTTTCTTTGATAACTTTTTGAGTTGACGCAGGGCCAAATAAGTAAGTTTTCGCAGTAAACCCTAATGTATAGATAACAGCTCTTCTTTGTGAGAAGTCGCCATTGTAAGTGTCTTCATAATTAACACTATTTAAAACTATTGGTATATCTCTCTTTATATCTAATTCTGGTATTGCGTTTACTGTCACAGTATAGTCAGGTTGAAAGAACGGTAGTATTTGTTCTATAATTTGTAGACCTGCTTCAGCACTCGCTGTAAAAGAATATAAATTGTAAGATATGTTATAAGGAACAGGAACAAAGTTATAGTTTAATACTTTACCCTCTTTACCTGCCTTAACGTGTTTGAATTTTTGTACTCTAGTTAATTTTCTACTAGAGTCATATGCTATACCTGAAATCTCAAAACTCATACGAGGTAAAGTTACAGCAAACTCTCTATTATCTAAACTTGGTTGAGCATCTAGTCTTGCTAAAAATTTTTCTTTTGGAGCATATGCTAGTGGCACTTTAATTGATTGACTAATATTACCAGCACTATCTCGTCTTTTAATTAGTATGTTGTTAAAGATTTGACCAAAGCCTATGGTCATACGTCTCATTGATTCATTGTAAAAATAAGTTCCAAACATGCTAGAAATCTACCTCTCCAAATGGGTTACGTTCTGTAAAATCTAATATATCATCTCCAGCAGAAGATGTATCAAAACCAGCTTCGCTATCTAAATCATTATTTTGAGCGTAAGCTGATTGAGTTTGTAAGTCGTAAGTTTCAAGTAATAGATAATTAACATCACCACTTGCGCTATCATTTTCTAATACCATTGAACCAACTTCATTCTCTAATGTAAATTGATGAGCTAATAAATCTAAACTATATTTGTCTTCAGCAGCATCTATTCCACCAACACCTGTATTCAATTCTTCTGAACTATATTCCCATCTAGTACATACTAGTTTGTAAACAGGTAATTGTCCTAATTGAAAGAACGGCTCTTGGTCTTGTACGAACTGTATCTCAAAAAAACTATTCATCAAAGGCATATAAATTATATCGCCTTCGTTTGGTCTACCTTCAGCAATCAATGTAGCTTTTTCATCTACTGCTTGATTAAATCTTCTTTTAGAGATCATAAAGGTTGTATCTTCTCTAATCTCTAAACCAAACTTATTAACTATTTCTTGTTCACCAGCAAAGCCTTCAGTTGTTTCCATATACGCTTCAAGTAAAAGCGCAGATGAAAATTTAGACAACATATCTTCGCCTAAAATTAAGTCTCTGTTAACTAGTGTTCGTGGTAAGTAATAAACATCTTGGCCATATATCTTTAGGCCTTCAATGATTAAATCTTCGTAAAGTCTTTTTTCGGATTGATTGCCGATACCCTTACCATCTTGGAAATAGTGATTAACTGGCATGGCATTATCCTATCATCATTGCTGGATTTAATTCGTAAGTAGTTCTTAATTCTGTTTCTAATTTTTCTATATCAGATAAAGCTTCTGAAAATATTTGTTGACCATTTAATGTAACTCCACCTAACATAGCAACACCATTAAATTTAGATAGATTAGCGCCCCATTGTTTTTTGAATAAAGCTGTTACATATCTTTTTAAAAATAGATCATCATTAACATCTGTAAAAGTAGTTGGGTCTAATTTTCTATAACATTCTATAACTAGATACTCACCAACTTGTAAATCATTCTTCCAATCCATATCAATGTATAGTCTATTATCGTTTTGATTAAATCTCATAGGTTTTTCACCAACAAGTATATGATCTAAAAAGTCTAAATGTCTTAATACATTGTCATAGTTAATAATAGAAGTAGAAGAAAAGTCGTATAGATCATTTAATCTTAATTGGTATCTAACATCAAATAAATTTAAATTACCTTTACTTGAAAAGGGTAATACATTAATTACAGAGATGACACTTTCAGGTACAACTAAAAAACCTTGTCCCTCTTTCCAATTTGTAGTAACAGAATTTTTAGATTGTGATTCAACTGAACTATCTACTGTCATTCTATTGTAATCATCTTGTGTGTATTGATACTTTAAATATGTTCTTCGTATACCATCATAATGATATTGTGCGTAATATTGATATGCCTCGTCTAGTCTATCTTCTAGTTGGTCATCATCAACGTTTATATCAATCACAGGTTTCCCTAGCGCTCTTAAAGCGTATTGTTTTAACGTTTCTCTTGTAGCTGGTTTTGCCATTGTGTTCTCTTTTCCCTACTATTTATAAACTATCCTAGTGCCACAGCTTGCGCTATAGCGAATGCTGGCGTTGTTTTTGTATCTAATTGTGTTTGAATAGCACTTGTAACACCATCAGTATAATTCAATTCTGTTGCTGTTGCTGTAACTGCTACATCTTCATTGATTTTAGGACTAGTTAAAGTCTTGTTTGTAAGTGTTTGTGTTGATGTTAATAACGTAATATCAGATGTGTTAGATAAGTCTGTTGACGCTATATTGATAGCACTTGATCCATCAAATGATTGTCCAGCAATATTAACTGCTGATGCTAATGCTGTAGCTGTATCAGCGTTACCTGTAACAGCGCCGGTTACATTACCCTCTATATTGGCAAGTAGTGTACCTGTTGTTATAGTTAAGTTACCAGTTGAAGCTCCTGTAAATGTACCTACACCTACTTTAAATTTGTCTTCGCTTTCATCATAACCTATAAATGCGTTACTTTGATTTCCTCTTTCTATAACTATACCAGCGTCACCTGAAGGTGTTCCTGTTGTTCCATTAGCTAGTTCATAAAGTTTATCAGTAATTACTGTATTTGTAGATGATAAAGTTGTGGTATCACCACTAACTGTAAAGTTACCTGCAACTGTTAAATTACCAGCAACACTTAATCCATCGCCATCTCCAATTTCTACAACTGTAGAATCTACTGACTTGATTACATTACCAGCAATATTAATTGAACCAGCAGTAATATCAGTTATGCCAGCAAGTGTTGTTGCAGTTGCACCTAAACTAATTGATGTTGAACCGACTGTGACAGCAGAATTAGATAATTTAGTGTTTGCGATAGAACCATCTAGTTGATCGTTAGTAATAGTACCAACTAAAGAAGAAGTAGGATAAGAAGTTGCGTCAGTTAAATCAAATGCAGGTGTCGTATCACTAGCACCTAATGATAATGTTACACCACCAAAGTTTACACTTGAATTAGTTAATGACCCATTACCTATATTAGATAATGTGTTAGTTGAACCACTTATACTTTTATTTGTTAATGTATCAGTAGATGTTTCTGTTACAACATTTCCGTCAGCACTTATAGAAACTTTATTATCTGTTACGGTTGTGGTTAAACCATTGCCACCTTCAAATATTAATGTTTCACCTAAGTTTATAACATCTGAAGTAGAAGAATCATCTCTGATTGTAATTGATGAATTGGATAATTTATCATTACCAATACTACCAGCAAGTTTTCCCGCAGCAATAGAACCATCTAGTTGATCGTTAGTAATAGTACCAACTAAAGAAGAAGTTGGATAATTTGTTGCATCTGATAAGTCTAACGCTGGTGTAGTATCACTAGCACCTAAAGCAACTGTAACGCCACCAAAGTTTACATTTGAATTTGTTAATGAAGAATTAGCAATATTAGATAATGTGTTAGTTGAACCTGAAATTGATTTGTTAGTTAATGTATCAGTAGATGTCTCAGTAACAACTCCACCATCAGTAGCAATAGTCAATGTATTACCTGATATTGATGTTGTAACTCCTGATCCACCAGCAACAACTAAAGTTTCTCCTAAGTTAATATCATCTGTTGTAGAAGAATCATCTCTAATTGTAATTTTAGAATTAGCTATATTAGCATTTGTAATCCCAGCACTACCAGATAACATTGAGTTAGTTATATTTGATAATGTGTTATTAGAAGCGTTAATAGTTTTGTTTGTAAGTGTTGTAGATACGTCTTTTATAGCAGCGTCTATTTGAGATAGAGTTGCTCTACCCTCAGTGCCACCATCTGACACCATAAATTGATCGGAGGCTTCTAATGTTTGTGAGGTTAAATTAGTTGCTGTATCTATATTAATAATAGCTTCTACTGCACCAAACTCTAACGCTGTTGCGCCTGAATTTACTTTTAATACTTGACCAGCTGATCCAATAGATAACGCAACACCTGTACCACCGTGATCTAAACCTACCGTTTCACCTGTTTGAAACTCGGCTAATCCTGTAGCAACATTACTGTCATTAAAGACCGTTCGTATTGGTTTTTTGTTTGCCATAATTCTCTCTCTTATCTATTTATTAAAATTGAAATAGTGTGATATTACTATCAGCTAAATTAGCTCCCGTAGATAATGTAAAGGTTTTTGTTCCTGTAAATACAAATTTGTCATCAACCGTAGCATTAAAGTTAAAGTTTGCGTTAGCTGTTGAAAGACCTCCTGCGTTTGAAAAGAAAGGTATAACAGTTGCTGATTGTTCTGTACCACCAGAACCTGTTACAGCAACAGCTAGTTTATTAGTACCTGCCTTAGAACCTTCTGGTAGAGTAACGCCTGTTGCTGATACAGACACTTGACCTGTACCATCTGAATCAATAATCGCACCACCTAGATCAATAGTTTGTCCTAGTAGAAATAACTCTCCAAAACGTTTAGTTGCTGAACCTAAATTTCTAGTACCATTTCCATCAGGTAATATATCTTGTGCTACGGCAGATAAATCTAAATCATTTTGACCAGCTAACTCAACAATACTACCACTATTATTTACGAATACTTTTTGTTGTACTGGATTAATACCAACTTCACCATCTTCTAAATCACTTGTTGTAGGTGCGCCTGATGATGCTGTAAATTTTTTAAGTTTTATCTTTAATGGCATTAATTACCGTCCACTTGGTCTGTAAATTCTAATTTTTGTGTCGTACTATTAAATACTAAAAATTTACCATTACCAAGTGAGCTTGTATCAACGTCATCTAAATTTAAAAGTCGTACTTCACCACCACCACCAATTGAAGCCATCTGCATACTAACTAATTTCTTAAATTGAGTAAACTCTCTTTGTAGTTTCTCTAAATCACTTATCTGTGGCTGTTCATCTAGTTGTTCAGGTTTCTTAATTAAACC